ACAACAATTTATATGATACAATTATTTTGATAAGCAAAGAGCAGTGTTGACAAGTACACCACTCTCTGCTTCATTCCGCTCTGACTTCACAGTCAGAGCTTTTCCTTTTTCCCCCGACAAAATCTCATATTTTGTCGAGTAAGCGTCTGCAAAAGTAAAAACACGAGCAATAAAGCATGTGTGTGATTACTTTGTTTACACTGTAATTACATTATACATTTTGTCACTCATAAATGCAACACTTTTTTGAAAAAAATTTAATTATTTTTAATAGATTTTAACTTATTACAATTTAAAATCTATTCACTTATATTAAACGCAATTATAAAAAAACCGCAATCAAGATACTCTTCTGTATCATGATTGCGGTTTTAATGTGGTGGAGATGAGGGGAATCGAACCCACTATTTTAATCTTATTATGCCGATAAATACTGACTTTTATTTTCAGTGTGTTGGATTTTGTGTTGGATTAAGCACACAAACTTCTGAATGTGTTACCGCCTGCTATGCCGTCATCATTCAAACAGTGAGACCGCTGATATGATTTAACTGCCGAATTTGTGCCAACACCGTAAATACCGTCAAAGCCGTTTGTGTCATACCCTTTACAGATGAGCAAGCCCTGCAAAACTTTGGTAAGATTACCTCTACAACCGTATGAGAGTACAACAATTGCATTATGAGTGCCCACACCGTAAATTCCGTCAACAACAAGGTTCATTCTAAACTGACGGTTAAGTTCTTCCTGCAACTTCATAACCAAATGTTTTTTCGTGTCAGAGCCGTAGATTCCGTCAACTGTTGTTCCAACCCACGCCTGTACAGCTTTAACACCGCTGTATTTCTGTGTGTTAGTTGTGACACTTGTTGTCGATGAGCTACCCTTGTAGCCGGTATTATAAATAATGTCAGTATCTACATTTCCGCTGATACCATTAATTTTACCGCTGTCGGAACACTGCCAAATGTCGCAAGTACGACACGGAGAGCCTGTTCTCCATTGAGCAAGCCAAATTGCATATTGCTTTTTTAATTTCTCATAGTTAAGAAAACTAGTAAACCAGCTTGCGCTTGCATACACTCCGGCTGAATAACCGTGAACCTTGATATACTCGCAAAATGCTACTGCCATTGCTGTTAAGGCATCTTTACCGAGTTTGGTCTGAGAGCCAAGCTCTAAGTCATAAAACACCGGTAAATCAAGTTTTCTGCCGTTCAAGCAGAAAAGGCAAGCACTTGCTTCCTTCTTCGCCTCGGCAACGCTGTACGCATAGCTGAACCAATATACACCGACTTTCAGCCCTGCGGCTTTTGCTCTCTTATAATGTTCTTCAAACTGTGCGTCTTTCTGATATGTTTCCCTACCAAAGCCGGCACGAATAATAACCGTGTCGATACCGTCAGCCTTGACTTTGTGGTAATCGACATTTGTTTGGCAGAAACTTACATCAACAGCAGTTACTTTGTTCATTGTTATTCCTCGCTTTCTTTAACTTCGGGTAATCCACCGACACTTGTCAGCATTGAGAGAATGCCGGCAAGAAGTGTTGAGCTTGCAACCGCAACCCAGTTTACATCGCTCATTACTACCGCAACTGAGAGTGTTGCCGCTGCAGTCTGTGCCATTGTCTTTGCGGCTCTGATGAGTGCCGCAATCGCCCATTTCTTAATTTTCTTTTTGTTCATTATTTTCATCCTTTCAATATTTTTAAAAGAGTTTTAACTCTTCTAATAAGTTAAAATTTCCTGCACCCGTGCCCTGATTTTTTCGGGCACATCGTCAATAGTTTTGAATCCCTTACGGATTAATTCTGCGTAAATTTTTACCATTTTTACATCATCCCTTCGTATATTTCACATAATGCAAGCTGAGTGTCAGTAAGCTGAGCTTCAAGCGTTGTGTTCCTCTCATCAATCATCTTAATGTACTCGTCCTTTGTGTAGCGTACCTGATTAAATTCATACTCGGTATAACTTCCATTTTCTGACTGTACCTGAATTTCTGTGATATTGGTATTTATCCATACCGAATATTCATCAATTTCTACTTCATCAGGCTTTACTGTGCCTCTTACCTTTCCGTAGTCAATCATAACTATTTTCCCCCCCTTACACTTTAGCAGTTGGAATATACAGCAAGCGACCGCCAGTATTCTGAGTATTTGTAGTGGCACCATAAGTCCCGTCCCAAATGAAACTGCCAGCAGCAGCGCCACTGATCCAAGAACCGCCTAATCGAGCTATACGGTAGCCGTTCAAATTTGATGCAGTATAGGAATAGTCACAAACAGGTGAAGCAGATGTGCCGCCAATTTCTGATGGCATTAAAAGCCAATCATATGTTTCCGAGCCATAGCCCATAGATTTGATATAGCCATTTGCATTTGGGAGTGTAAAACCCACCGGCTTATAATTATCGGTATTTTTACTTTCAGAAAAATTAAAATCATCAGCAACATAGGGCTGACCACCACCCATAGAACCGTCACCCCAAATGTTGATTCCCTGAATGTGTTTCCATAGGTTACCCCAAGGGTTTTCCACTCCTCTATATGACACCGAAACTTTACCTGCGGTTGTGTATGCGGTTTCAACACCACCTATTTCGTTGACAGTTTCTACTGCCTGACCTGTGCCGTTTCCGAGGTCAGCAGTCGAACCAGTCAGGCTTGAACAGTTGTATGAACTGTTACCTGAAATACTAACAACGCCCTGTCCGATGCCTGTCTGCGAGTTCATCATGCCAATTTCAACCATCATCAGAAGTTGATTCGCACTTGTTGCCTTGATTGTTTCGAGGTGCCAGCCTGAACCACGGTTATTTGCCATTGATTCAAGAACTGACCTCGTTCCAAGCCCCTGCCTTAATCCACTGATAGGTTTCTTTCCTGCAACTGAACAGAGTAAGTCGCCGTCCTCGTAAGCGATAGAATCAACATTATCGTTGACATAAGCTTTGGCAGATACATCATACATGCTTCCCTCATCAGCCGAAAAAAGAATGTAATTAATTGCATTGCCGTTTTCATCATAAAATGCAGGGTGAAGTTTGAAACCTGTTTTTGGTTTTGAACTCACATAGTAGTTTGCTTTCCGTAGATGATAGCCAATACCGGAATCAGAGTTTTTCTCCAACTTTAGCGGAACGACTTTGTAATAAAATGCCGGCTGAAAAACCATAACCTGACCGTTTGAGCCGTCCTCGGCAAAGTTTGCATCACCGTAGTATGCTGTGATTGTTCCGTCATCCAACACGTTACATCTTCTTCTGCCGCCGTACATTTTAAATTTATTAAAATCTGCTCCCTGAGAGAGATTGACCGCTCCTGCAAGCCGTTTAAATGTTTTGTTCTCATAATCAACGCAAAGTCCTACTATGTCATCATCGGTATAGCCGATGTATGCCTTAATGTCCTCAACCTCGTTCGATAAGTCAGCACCGTCTTTACCATCAGCTCCGACAACCTTTCCGAGATTTGCAGATGTGCCGTTAGAATATGTAAGTGTCAGTTCACCCGAAGTATTAATCTCAGCATTAGTTATACCAATACCGTCTTTACCGTCAACACCGTCAATGCCGTTTGTTCCGTTGGTGCCGTCTTTTCCGTTCTGACCTTTTTCACCTTGAACACCCTGTATTCCCTGTTCACCTTGCTCACCTTTTGCGCCTTTAAGGCTCGCAAGCCATTCATCTTCCGAGCCAATGAATCCGTGCTCAAGAGCAATTACATAGGCTGATTTAGCGTCAACGGCTGAAATGACATTACCATTAATCTTAATGCCGTCACCTGCAATAAGTCTGTCCTGCTTGCCTTCAAAGTTTTTTAAAATCTGCTCATAAACAGTTGGCGTAGGCTCTGAGGGCATTTCACCCTCGGTATATCCCGACTGCACAACCGTGAACTGTGCGATGTTCGCTGTGTGTCTGTCTCCACAAAAAGCCGATACATTAACCGTACCTGCGTTTCTTAAAACTTCCCACGGAATTATGCAAGTGTTGTTCTTATCAAGCAAGATTGAGTAAGCATTATTGTCATTGTCAGCTTTAAAAATTGCTGTAATAGGCGCCGTCCAGTCATCCGAACGCAAGTCAAAACGTGCTTGAACATAGTTTTGGCTTTGGCTTGTTACAAGGGTACGTTTAACAATACGAATAAAACTATGTGAGAGTGCAAAATCAATTGTAATCATTTATTGTCACCTTTATCAATAGGGTTCGTTTGTAAGTTCATGACCTTCTCATGCATATCGTCCATTGTGCCGTTTTGCCCAAGATGATGATATGACTGATAGCATTTATCATATGCATCCTTGGCATAAATTTCAATCCAGCCTCTTTCGATATATTTTTCACCCGATCGGATGAGCTCCGCCCTAAGCAATGACTGTGTGCCTTTACCAATCGCCTTAATTTTGCTCCACTGCGTTTTTACTATCGCAACAATTGCTGCAAGTATTATACCGAATAGAGCTTGTAGCCAATATTGTATAATCCAATCTATCATACGTTTGCACCTTCCAATATTTTTATTTTCTCTTCAAGAATTTTCAATCTTGCCTCAACCTGTCCTTTTAAAACCTTTTGACGATTTTTAAAGTTGACTTTGCAAGAAAGGCTTGCCGTTTTGTCTGCATTGAGCTTAATGCGGACAAACGATGCCGTACCGCTGACATTACCTACAATGGTTGATTTTACTGCTTTGTTTAGCGCAAATTCAGTTAATCCGGCAATTGTAGCCTTCTTGGCATTGGCAAGCGTTAAAGTAACATCTGCTGTTGTCTTGCTTATATCAGAAACAACAAAATCAAATACATTTCCGTCAAGAGTAATGCTCGAAATTGGAATATAGACATATGATGCAGAAGCGTATGCCGTTGAACAAGCTACATTCATTGTACCGTCAGCGACTGACACACTTAAATTCGTATTAGTTACACTTGTATAGGTCCCGTCGGCAATATCTGCACTGTTCGGTGAATCTTCAAGCACATCTGTCACCTTTGCTGTCTCACCGCCAAAGTCTGCATCTTTAAGGTTATAAAACTTAAAGATTTCATTGTAATCATCGGTAAGATTTGTGTCATATACCAATCGCTTAGGATTAACATATGATGACAGTGTGCCGAGATTAATTGTAGTTCCTGCCGTGTTGCTAAGAGCATAATACTCATTGTTGGCGTTCAGCACTTCTGCTTCTGTTGTTCCGTACTGATACATAATATCCGAAAGTACAAGCCGATTGACATCTGTCATCATAGTAGGATTGAGCTTGATTGCCGATGCATCTCTGTAGTGACCAATTTTAAGGTTATCAACAACAATGTTTCCGTATTTGTACTTGATGTTATTGTCATATCCCGAAATAATCGGAGAGAATACACCGTCAACGAAGCAGTTGTTAATGCTGATATTGCACGGCTCATCACTGTACGGTTCGTCTCTTGATGATAACCTCTGATTAAGCACAATACCATTGCCCTTGTAATTGCCGTACTTAGAGCTTTCGTCCTTGCCTGCCCCGTAGAGCTTACAGTTATCAACATAATTTGTGCCGTTGTCCCAGTCGAGAGCCAGACAGCTTGCATATCTGTTCTTGATAATTGAATCCCTCAATGTCAACTTACCGTACTGCGCCTCAATTGCCAAGCCCCAGCTGTCAACATCAATATAGCAGTCTGAGATATTGACATGCCTTGTTGAAACCTTAATTCCTCTTTTGGCACATCCCTTTATTTCGCACCTTGAAATATTAATATAGCCGTCACCGCTGAAATCATCGGTCGGCCTTTCGATCAAGTAGATACCGTCACCGTCCGGCTTAACATCTCCGGAATTATATCCGTCAATATCATTAATTCGCACATTAACAATGTTACCGTGTTGACTGTACTCGTTTCCTGCGCTTGTCACGCCAATGCCAAATGAATGAATGTATCCGTCTGGGCCGACAGTTCCGGCTTTAATGCCTGATATTTTGGCATTTCTGACATTAAAGTGTGAGCAGTTTCGCAAGAAATTAATACCAGCCGCTGTTGCCGATAAAGCATTACCTGCATTAGATATATTAACATTGTCTATGTTTGCGTTTGGGCAATTAATCAAAGTAATAATCTGTGACACTTTATTTTGGCCGTCAAAGTTACCGTCAATAACGGTCAGATTCTTACAACCGGTAAATTTGAAGAATGTACTTTGCACGCTTGTGCCTGCTGAGTCTGTGCTGTCCGTAGCTTTATTGCAATAAATAAATTCAGCATTATCACATATAATTGTCAGATTTTCAACATTTTCAAGCGCCAATCCGTTGCATTTATATGTTCCCTTCGGGAAATATAAAGTTCTGTTGTCAAGCGGATAAAATAAAAGCATACCAAGAGTAGTGTCAGCGCCTGTGTTATCAACTCCGAGTGATCTGACGTTGAGCCAAGTTAAATTACTTGCATCAACATTCGGATATGTGTTCATGAATTGATTCAGCGTATCTTTCAGTCTTGATGCCATACTGTTTACAGCCACTATAATCTTTTCGAAAAGGCTTATGCCAGTTGAAGCACTCGGCAACATACCTTTCTGCCTGTTAATTCCAACAAGATTCGTGTTGAGTGTTACCGTATTACCGCTGTCATCTGCATAACTACCGGTCAAGCTGAAATAGACTTTATCCCCCTCAAGCTCTGACGGTACGTCAAACACTGCCGTTTTATTCTCTGTCAAACTGACGGTACTTTTTATGATGTTATCTTTTTCACTCATAAAGTTTGCCGTAACAAGAGAGCAGTTATCCCAGTCACGCTCTTCAAAATAGCATTTGATTTTTGTGTAGTTTTTTTCTCCTAGGACAGGATTAAATCCGTCTCTGCGTTTCAGGGTATTTTTATATACTTCAAATTTCAGCGTATTCATAATGCCGCCCCCTATCGTTAATTACATTATATAGTTTTCTGCGAACTCAAAAAAGTTAAAACCCACACAAAAAGGACAGCGTTTCCGCTGTCCTCAATTTGTTTATTTACTTTGTCGTTTTTTGATTTTATCCTGATATTTTCTGAGAGCTGATTTAAACTTGCTTTCTGAACTGTAAATGTTAAGCAACTGCCTGTACAATGTGTGCGTTGTATCGGCATCATTGCTCTTGCTTGCTTGAATGTACTGCTCAAACATCGGATCCGTTCGGCTTGCACTCTGCATCAGCTTTTTCATTTGATTTTTGGTTTTACCTTTATGCTCCATAAGGTATTTTTCAACCTTTTCATAGTTCACAGTATCGCCGTTCTTCAAATATTCAAAAGCGTCAGTGTACTTATACATTAGAGTGTCATCGTTACCGGTAGAGTCAAAAATACTTTCTTCTGATTTTTCTTCATCTGTCGATGATGACATCTTTTTCCACACATACTCTGCCCCCTGCTCCGTAAAGCCTTGGTTGTCCACAAGGTCAGATTTTGCGGCATCTTCGTCTGTTATGCCCTCTTTGGTCATATTAGCAATAATATTACTTATAACCTTGTCAGATGCCTTAATCACATCATCCTTGCCAAATCCAAAGGAAGAGACCTTGTTAATGAGGCTTTCATAAGTGCTAAGGTCACCGTTAGCTCTTGCTACTGCCGCCTTTTCAATGTCATCATTATTCTTTGATAATGCTTTTATGACTTTCTGCTCAAGCATATCACGAGCCTCTTTTTCGGTTTTACCCTTTGTATTCATTATTGTGTTGACATACAACTGCTCGTAATATTGAGCTTTGTCGGCGTCTCCGTCAATCGTAGCGTTAATCATCAACGGCACAAGCACAGTTGTATTAATGTTACCCTTATTATCGGATATAATCTCACCTCTGCCTTTTGTCAGGTCGGTAAAGTATGAGGTTAAGCTGAGGGCCATTCTCTTAATATTACTCGCTGGAAATCTAAAACAATCTCCTAATAATGTAACAGCTGAAATAGCATCGCCTTTTTGAATATCAGTTATAATATTATTAATATTTTCGAGGCTCATAGAGTCCAAACCATAAAACGGTCTATCGTTGTCAATCATATGGGCAATGGCACTATATGTTGTATCACCAAAAGTAAAAGTGCCTGCAAACGATTCCATACTGTAGTCCAGTATGTTTTTAAAAATATTTTCTGCCGTCACATTACCCTCATCATCTCTTTCATCATCCCACTTATGCAATAAAAATAGATCGATCATAACTTTTAATCCACCTATCAATAAAGCTGATTCTGTTGCGCCAATAAGGGCTTTAGCAAATTTTTTCATTGCCACTTTTTTGGCACTCTTATTTTCAGCAGATTTTGACAATTTATAGTCATTGCTTCTTGTGCGGTATTCCATATAAGAATCAATTATAGTGTTGCTGATTGCCATTGTTTGGGAGCGAAAAGCATTCATCGAAAGAATTTTCAAGTAATTGTTTCTAATGAATTGCGGCTTGGAAGTTACCATATTATTAGGCTGAGTTTCATCAACACATTTTTCAAATTGTCTGGCAACTTCCTTGTAAAATGCATCACTGCCTTTTTTTAGCTTCGTTGTTTGTTCAACATGCAACTCTGCCGCTTTAAGCAGGCAACCAACAACATATCTATCAACCTTACCCATAATATCCATTTTGCTTTTTGTGCCGCCAACAACACCGGTTTCTCTGCTGAGCTCACCTACCACAGTGCCGTTGCCCTCTGCTCTGTACCACAAATATGGAGTGTATTCGGCATATTTTTCAAGGTCAACCCGCCACATTCCACCTGCAGAAGCTATTGCAACGTTTTTGGTGCCAAAATAAGCATTGGCTGTAGGAAATGCGGCAAACTGTTGAACCGCAGCACCCGGATTTAAAAGCAATACCGCACCCATATAGTTGCCTTGTATGCGAGTCAATAAGTTGTTGTCAATTGTGTCCTTCGATTTTTGCAGGTCTCCCATGAGTTTATCAATATAATGCTCGGCGGACTTACCAAATTTATTCATAATAGCTTCATGCAAAGTTGTGCCGTTAAGACTATTAGTATTTATCCAGTTATACACTTTTTTGAAATTCTCAATCGGTGTCGTCAATCCGCACCATTCGGCAACAGAGTTGGTATGCCTGTTAAAGACTCTGAAAACATCGTCAATAACAATAGGAGCATACGAACTTTCTCGTCTTTTTATAAAGCCTCTGCTTTTCATTCTAAGGTCATTAAACTCGGCAGAAAAGTCCTTTTCATATGCCGCGCCGTCACCATACACGGAAATAGGAAAATAGTTTCTAACGGTAGCAATCAGCATACCATATTTAGACATACTTACCTCGTTGATTTCCTGTGGAAGTTCGTTATTAAGGACTTCGCTAATTGCTCCTGAAATTTCTCTGAGCATTTTATTGCTCTCAACATATCTCTTGATGTGTTGTAAGTCCTCAAAAGTAAATCTTACTTTGTGATGATTTTCTGATTTTGCTTTTTCCTGCTTGCTATGTCTGCGACTGTTAGCACTATCCAAATCGGGGAGCACGGTATAATGATTAAGTCTATCGGCAAGCAAATGTTTCCTGCCTGATGATTGTTGATCTGTAAGATAGATTGACATTATAATGCCCTGACTGACCTTAACCCTTTCGCCTGTTTCGGTATCTCTGAAATCAAATTCCTTAACATCATTCTTTTGTATTTTCGCCAAATCTTTTTCAGAGTACTGATACGCAACACTTTGAACCTTGGTATAGGCTTTCTGCATTATCTTCTCACGCTTAACATCACCTTCGTGCAAATCCCTGAAAAGTTTTGCGACAATGCTGTCATCATTATATCCACTCAGAAATCTGCCGTATCTTACCGGGTCAAGGCTTGTTGCAACAAATCTATTACTTAACTCTTTCATATCCGATAAGGCAGCATTGATTTTATTACCAACGGTGTTTTGACTTAACACATTGATTTTGACACCCTTGTTGTAATTTACATTTGAGATTTCATCAAGTGCTTTTGCCGCTGCACCTGCAATGGATTCTCTTTGACCGTTAACGATGATTTCTGTAGCTTGTGTTAAAGAGGCTTCAAGTGCCGTCATTGTGTCATAGAGTAACCTTAAATCAGCTGAATCCAAATCAAAAATGTTTTTATATCCTATTTTGATTGGTTTGCCATCGGCATCGTATATTATTTCACCGTTTTCGTCGGTTGCATACTCTGCAAATTCATCTTTAACTATTTCAAGCATTTTGAGTGTTCTTTCATTGTAAGCAATTGAGTTAATGTCAATGTATGAATATTGCATACCTTTAGGTGTAGATTCTTTTTCCTCTTTGCCTTCGTCATTCTTCTTAGGCTTAGGTTCTAAGGCTCTATACTCTTCATACAAGTTTCTTACCTGTTCGCCGATTTCAGCGACATTGTTCCACGCTCCGAAATATTTCGGTATAGTTTTTTGGTTACCATTCTTATATTGTCCGGGGTCAGCAGATTCTTTAAAACCTATCAATACATTAAGTATAGGTCTTTTGAGCGATTCAGGGATATTCTCGGTATTTTTTGACTTGGCGTCAAACTTTTTAACCAATTTGTCAAACTTCCTGCCGAGCATTTGCATATATTTTGTTTGCTCTCGTTTTTCGGTATATTGAGCCCTAAAGGTATCTTTGACGGTCTTAATAATGGCTTTTTGGTTTTTACTTAGCTCTTCAAGCTCGTGGATTTTATCACGATACCTTTTGGCTTCTTCTGATTTTTTATCTTTCAGAGCATTATATGCCTGACGGTATTTGTCAAGCTGTTCGTTGTATTTTGCTTTCTGCTCGGCAATGTCAGTTTTATAATTTTCAATAGTTTTTTGATTCAGCGCAGTTTTTGCTTTTTCGGCCTGTCTCAATGCCTTGTTAATATCTCTAAGTTTTCGCTTGTCAATATTATTCTGCATTACTGCCGCTTTACCTTGCTGTTTAAGATATTCGGCTGTAGTATCGAACGCCATTTGAATTGCCGCCGCATCAATCGTGCTTTCGCTTTCAAACTTACCGTCATATGTTGCTACATACTGCGGAGCAAGCACATAATTCATAATATGGTCAAGCATACGATAACCGCTGTCGCTGTCCCAGTCAAAGCCGTCCTCTATCATAAGCGATCTGCCCCCGATATTTTCAAGGTGAGAGCCAATGTCCTCAATGTATGAGCCACTTGCCTTGCCGGTTATTCCCCTTGCATTGTGTTCAAGTTTAACATTAATCTTACCAAACAAGGCTTTTTTGTATTTTCCAACGCTGCCGTAATTTTCCTTGATTGTGTCAATTGCGTTCTCAGGGATAAGCAGAGTTGTGCCTCTTAATTCGTCACGAATTTCTTTGGCCCACGCTTCATGCTGTTCGTCCAGCTGTGTCGAGTATTGCAATGCTTCCCGACACTTCAAGACAAAACTTTCAAAGGCATCAGTAAAGTTTGACTTATCGTTTTGTACAGAGTCAATGAATGTATTTAAGGCGTCCACATACTCGGTAATAAGCGAGTCCGTTTCGGCATTAGGATTAATGTGGTAGCTTCTCATTACAGACTTGACCATGTTATAGATTTTCTTCTGCTCAGGCTTAATGCCCTTGCCGGCACGTAAACCCTCTTTAACATTGCGGGCAGAATGATGATATATCTGCTCAATCGTCAATTCAGGGTTGTTCTTGTCAATTGCCTTGTCAAAATCAATGTGCTGTTCGCCATTGCCGCTAAAATCAAATAAGTCATCGTATTCATCGTCAATCGAAAATTTCAGCGTATCATGGATTGCACCGGCTTTTTCAAAAGTATCTTTAGTCGAATGACTTAATTCATTGTCAGTAAAATAAACATCTGCCCTATCAATATCAGGGCGGGTGTTTTTTCTTTCAATTGTGGTCAAATTTCTACGCTCAGATACATCTCGCGCTTCAATTTCTCCAGCTGAATTTTCGTATGCCATATAGCTTGTAATATCAAAATTATTCCGTACCCCGTAATAATTTTCAACTGATTCGGCATATTTTTTTAAAAGTCCCTTTTTGCCAGTTAATTTATTGCTCGCATTGTTGTATGCTTTTTTTAATTCAGCATCTGAAACATTGCCTTTGAATAAGTAGTGGTCAATTTCATTATCGTATTCGTAAATAGCTGTCTTAATTTCAGGATGTTTGCTCAATAATTCATCTTTAGTTTGCCACATATTTTTTCTGGCATTCTCGAGTAAAATTTGGGCCATTCTATCAGGGTTTGTTCCCCCAGAGAAATTTTCAATATTTTGGATTGCGTGTTGAATTTCATGTAATAATGTTCTTTTTAAATCGTTTTTTAATACTAATAAGTTTTTATTCAATTCAATAGAATTAGAGTAACGATTGTATGAACCCTTTGCTTCTCCCAAATTAACAAAAGCTACAGCTACATTTGCAAGCTCTGGGTAAGCGTCAAATAATTTTGTGTGAACTAATAGCTCTCCCAATGTTTTAGGTCTGAGACTCACGCCCTCTAACTTTTTATCAAGTTTACTTAATTCAGATATCTCACTGTCAGTAGCGTTTCCGTCAATATGCACTTTGTCCATAAGTTCATAAAATCTTCTTATATCGGGATTTTGGGATAACCGACCGCTCGTATCAATTGCAATCATACTGTCATCAATCTCAAAACGCCATTTACCGTCATATCCTTTAAACCAACCAGTCGTTTTTCTGATATCTTCGCTTGAGTCCCCGTTTTCATCCATAAGTTTGGCTCTGTCAAGTAATGATAAGTTTGCATTCTTAGCGTGTTCACCAGCAAAACTATATTTTATCTTCTCACCGTTCTGAACCTCTGTTTGCTCGGTGATGTTTTCTCTTGCGGTGCCTGCCGCCTCAGAAAATTTGTGGGCGAGGTTTTCAAGAGCTTCAAGGTCTTTGGAAAATGCTTTTGCTCCGTAGTTTTGACTTTTGTCGATGAGCCAATCCTTTACTTTTGCAATCAAAGACTTAATTGCCGCTGCAATTTTACCCTTGTTCTGCTTGGTGCTGAGGGCAATATTGAGAGCCTTTTCATCTGAGGCAATGCTCATAAGTGTGTCGCATACAATTTCTTCCAGTGCGGCATCTCTTGTGTTTTCGTGTTCATCGGCCTGCAAACGGTTGCCGTATCTCTCAATAGTGAGGTCAATCATCTTGTTAAGGTCAACACCCTTGCGTACAAGATAGTCTGAAACAAAGTCACTCAATGTTCTCCATTCAGTCGGGTTAGTTTTCTTAATCATATGACCGGCTTCATGTAAAGCTGTGGCAAGGATTTTCTGTGATGAAATTTCTGAGCTTAAAATAATATTACCGTCTTTTGCAACACCGTTCACTCCGTCAGCAAGGCGGTCTGAAATAATAATGTTTCTGCCCGTCTTTGTCGCAAGGTTGCCGAGTGTATTAATAAGCTCCTGCGAAATGTGTGAGACTTCCGTTCCGCTGTCTGCATACACGCCCACACCGCTTGTGTCTGCTCTGCCGTTGCGGTTGATTAACTCGGTCAGTCTGTTGGCATGGTGTTGAGTGTTAATGTCAACATCTCTTCTGCCGGTGCTCAATGCCTGACTTACAATCTGTTCACCGAGAATGTTTTTAAGGATTTTAAACTCGGAGGTTTCTTTTAAAGAATCAAGTTTAACGCCCTCTCGGCCAAAGCTGTATGCGGCTGAATATGCTCTATTATATTTATAAAGCATTTCCTCATCACTCATTTTCTGTGCCTGCGGACTTTCTCTCCATTTTTCAAAGTTTGAAATATAGTTCCTTGCGCCGTATGTATCAAACTCGTTTGCGCTGTGAACAACGGCATCAAGCTGACTGTCAGAGAATGTTATGCTGTCCGCATTAATCTGCTTGCCGTCATTGGTATTGAATATAAGTGTGTTTTCTTCATCACTGCGATTGATTTTAGCCGAACTTTCAAGGCTCTTTAGCGCAACCTTGACAACCTTGCCTGTTGAAGTATCTGTTGCAATAATACCATTCGGGTGCTTCTTGCCAAAAGCATATGCACCGTACATTTTGCCGATAGCCTCTGTATCGGCTTTTTTTGTTGCGTTGATTGCAGTGTTTGCCTGTGCCTGTTCTGCGTTCTGCTGTCCGTTCTGAGCCGTGTTCTGCTGTGTATGGTTCTGTTCGTTCTGAACATTAACGGCCTGATTACTCTGCTCTTGTGTATTCTGCTTTTTAACCTGAGCAATTTTGTTTACAAGTTCGGGATTTTTGGCAACCTCTCTGTTGATAAGATACATAAGGTTGCCGACATCTCCGGCACTGATTTTTCCCTCATTATCGTTTTCAACAAGTTTTTGCATATGTTTAGCATAGTTGTATGTCTTATCGTTTTTCTCGGTTGCAAGACCTTGCCTGATGAGCAAATCAAGGTCAAAGTTTTCATCGGCCATAACAGCTTTACCGATTTGTGCGTTGCTCTCTTTATTTTGTGCCAGATCAATTTTGGCACCTGCAAGATTGACACCCGCTGTAGCAAGGTTAAGCACACCGCCCGATATTGCACCGCCGGCAAAATCAAGTCCGACATTCTTCCAAAAGTCCCAGCTTGCGGCATTCTCCGCCTCAGCCTCACTCATTCCCTGTTCCATATAATTCTTTTTAGAAAGGTTGTATGAAGATAAATCCTTGTTTATTGCGTCATCCGTCAATCTATTTGCAAGGTCAGTAAAGGCCTCTTCCGAGCCTTCAGTAAATGCACCTTTAAGCACATTACCAACAGCAGCTCGAAATGTGCTTTTACCGCTTGCTCTAAACGCTGAAAGCTGTTCAAGCGATATTTTCTCAAACAAAGCTTCGGCAATGCCGTCGGCTACTCCTGTTGTCACTGCATTTTCAATTGAACCGCCGTTTTTAATAACTTCATTAGCACCGCTTACACCCGCAGAAGTACCAAGCAAAGTTAAACCCATTGCCGAACCACCGGGAATTAACCTATCCATAACTATATTTATAGTTGAATCAGCAATCCCCATACCTGCGGTATAGAGCAAAGAACCGAAATCGTTGTTGATTTTTTCGGAAACTGATTGCCTTATTGCTTCACTTTTTGCTGTTTCTGTAGTGTCGGGATTTACATAACCGTCACCGCCGTTATATTTTTTATCAATGTTAGCCGAAATGTATTGAATTGCATCGGGTACGCCTCCGACAAATTTCTGACCTATGCTGTTTGCAGAAGCAATAACGGGATGTTTTTTCGCATACATTTTTATACGGTCAAGGTTATCCTCTGCCTTTTTTTCATCCTGTTCTCTCGCATACCATTTATACAAGGATTCGGTATTATAGCCTTTATCTTTAAGTTTTAAGAAATCTGCTTTGATTTTATTTCTTTCGCTCTCAGACAGTTTTTTGATGTAGCTGTTATCGGTATTATCAGCTTCGTCAGCGTCTGAGGTATCTGTTTTTAAATACTCCTGCAAAGCATAATATTTCTGCAAAACAGTTTTTGCCTTGATGTCGTTATTAACAATATCGTCGTACTCTTTTTTCTTCTGCTCAGAGAGTTTTGCGTTGTCGATTGCAGTTTTTAATTTTCCCTGTTCATCTTCAATTGCTTTAAGCCGGTTATATGCCTGTTCTTCATCTCTCTGATTCCACAAGCTGTTAGCTTCTTTATTAAGCTGATTATTATAATCTTCCAACTCCTTACTTGATGAGTTATCATACATATGCTTGTTAAGCCAGTCAAGCTCTTCTGTTGTTGCGTGTATGCGTGCATTTTTCCTCTGTTCGAGCGTAGAGTTTTTGTATTTATCGGTAAACCTCTGTTCTGTCTCTGCCTGTTCTGCAAGTTTTGCGTTTTCAGCTTCTGCGGTTTCAGCGTTCTGTCGGTTTATTTCCGTCTGCTTATTAACCCTGTCGGCAAGCTCGTCATATTCTTTCTGCATTTTCTCGGCTGTTTTGTTGTCGCCTGTCGCAACCGCCGCATTATACATGTGTGTAAGTCCTTTAACTCTATCATTCAAAGACTTGTTCGGGTTTTTAATTGCTTCCCTAAGATCCTCTGCGGAGCTGTTTGCCTTATTCCAATTTCCGTTTAAAAAGGATTTTATATTCGAGCTCGTACTTGAAGAAGTATTGTTGCTGCTTTTTACAGAAATATCATTTGTCGCTGTTTTATTATTTGATGATGTCGAACTTGTGTCGTTTGGTAAATCGTGTTGATGCTGAAATACTTCCTGCTGAATCCATTCGTTATAGGAAGCCACCTGTGTTTTTCCGTTTTCATCGGTTATATACCTCGGTGCTGATGTATGCTGAATATAATTATCCGAGCGGTCAATACCGTTGTGATAAAAGTTTCCGCTGATCTTTCCGGCTTTAAAATCTCTTAAATCGTCGCCTGCGGTTCTTTTTCTTTGCTGTGCCATATATACAGTCCTCACTTTTTCTTCTTATTTATCGGTAGTTCGTTCCACTCTTTTTCCGATAAATATTTTGTTTTTCCGTTTTCGTCCGTAGTAACTCTTGAAGTTGACGTTTGAAAATAATCAGTGTTTTTACCGATACTCATTGAGTTCGGACCGCCGTAGTGGTCATCATTAAGCGTTCCGCCGTTTTTGCTCATCCTGTCAAGCGTGCTTGTCAGGTCAGCCGTGCTGACATTGAGCTTATCGGCAATATAATCCATTTCGTCAAGCGTGATGTAGCCGTTATAATAGCCCTGTGCAAGCTGACCAACTTTGTAATTATACTTAGCGTTTTTAAGGTCATAGGCGTCCACAAACTTATCATATGCCGCTCTGTATCTGCGGTTATCCTCTTTCTCCTGTGCTTTTTCCTGTGCTTTTTCCTGTGCCTTAGCCGCTTTTTTCTGTGCCTCAACTGCTTTAACATATGCCTCATATGCCACTTTGTTCTTTTCGTACTCAATCTTTTGACTGTTCTCACGCTCAGCCTGTGCATTCTGTGCAAGCTGATTGGCACTTACCGTGTCATACAAATAGCGTTGACTGTCTGCTGCTCTTGCTCCCGAAAGATTGTTAAGCGCTCCGTTAAGTTTTGCTGAGTAAACATCATTGTTGGCGCTGTCAAGGTTGACATCTGCCTGTCTGTCGGTTGAGTACCTGCTTGCAAGAAGATTAAGATAGTTCTTGTAGTCTCCTACCGTGTCACGATTACGGCTGTAATCTGTACCCTCAAGCGTGTTATAGAGGTTAAGCACATTTGCGTTTTTCTCCTGTTTTGCTTGATAGTCCTGTTGTGCAAGTCCTCTGAATGTACTTTCTGCATCGCTTATATTGCCCATACGGTCATTGTAGACCTCGTTTGCGACAGTATCGGCATAGGTAGGATTGTAACCGCCTGCAAGCTGATTAGCTGTGTTACGGCTCGTGTCTCGTGCCATAGCGGCATTCTGCGCAAATTCCTTGCGGTACTGCTGATATGCTTTATCCTGCATCGGATCGTATTCAAATCCTCTTCCTGTCAGATAGTTACTTATGGCGTCATCTAACTTTCCGCTGTAAGTGCTTTTGTAATCGCCTGTTTGATTTGCCGCTGCTGATTCTGCACCTGCAAGAGCGGCGGCACTCTGCTTAGTGTCACCGCTCACCGTCTTACTCGGTACTTCATTCATAAGGTCGTTATAAATTTTCTCTTCACTGTTCACGCTCAATTTGCTCACCTCACTTTATTTTGACCTGACTGTTCAGATAATTGTAATAAGCGTCCGACTGTCTGCGCTGGCTGTCAATACTTGACCTTGTGTCGGCACTCAATGTATTGTGTTCATACTGTGCCTCGGCAAGACTTCTAATGTCGGAAAGATTACTCTGTGCCGCTGACATTTGCGTCTGCCAGTGAGCCAGTTCGTTTTGAAAGTTGCTCATATCAAGGCCTTTGCTTGTGCCATACTTGTTTTCATAATAAGTCATGAAGTCGTAATCATCCGTTACGCTGTCCCTGTATCTCTGATACTGCGTGTTATCAAGGTTCTGCAATACACCGATTCTGTTCAGCGTATCTTCCTGCTGTTGCTGATAACTCTTGTAGGCTTCATTTTTTAGTGTTGGTACCTTGTTTGCAAGCTCATCCATGTACTCACCGAATGCCTTTTGACCAGCCGCCTGTGAATATGTATTGCTGTAACCGCCTGTATTGCCGGCATAACTTCCCTGCACATTCTCCTGTGCAACCTTACCTTCACGGGTATATTTTTCTTTCGCCTGTTGATAATCAGTAGAATTTTCGGGTGTCCAGTCAAATTTATTTTTTTGGTATTGATTTGCAAGCTCGTCAATTGTACCCTTGTAGTTGCTCGTATATCCCTTATTGATTTTATCTGTGTAGGAATTAGTGTAGTTGTCAGCCTGCCTGCGAGCCTGTCTTGTGTCGTAGCTGTCAGCATATGTCGGAGCTGATGAGGCAACACGGTTATAGTTATTAACCGCATTGTCAACATCGCCCGTTCCATAAACCTTGTATGTATAAGCCATTATTTTTCACTTCCTTTTTGTCCGATTGCAGAAAGAAAATCATCTGTTATGTTGTCGCTGTCAATGTTGCTAAGCACGAAAGCCAGCTGTTCGTACATATCGTTTAGATAGTTCCGCATCTCACCTATATCATTTGTTGAAGGGGGCGGATCAAGTTTAAAAGTTGCCACGCTTATCACTTCCTCTACTGTGCTCAATGTCAATTCCGTATATTTCGACCTGTCCTGTGCCCACAAGTCTTAATCTTAAATATTCAGCCCTGCGTAAAGCTACGGCGAACACTCTCGGCTTTTTCTCGCTGTAAAGCATTTCCGATACTTTTCGCCATTCGCCGTTGTCCTTGTACTGTACAAACAAACTGACCTTTGCTCCATTTTCGGCTTTAATGCCGATTCGTATCTTGCCGATATTCTTAACATTAAATTCGCTGTCGTACAGGTCGCCTGTTTCTGCGGACCACTCAAAGCAATTTTCCTGTTGATACTCATATTTCGTATTGTCAACAAGAAGATTGTCCGCTTTATCAGGACACATAATGTTTTCTTTTGTTTCATCAAGCCAATACAGAACACCGTTGTATGTGGTGCAGTCAATCATCTTAGTGTCATCTTCCTTGTGCCACAAGCCTTTGTCTGTATCGTACACAAGCAGTTCATGTTCTCCGTCATCTCTTTCTGCGGAGATATAATACTTATTTCCGTGCCGACCGCCGACTGCGTTCTTATAAATATGCCCCCACAAAGATTCTTCGCTGATGAGAGCCGGCAGGCTACCGCTCTGATAAGCATATACACCGTTATGGCCCAAATAAAACAAGGTTGAGTTAATGTTGACAAGGCTCTTTTCGCTTCCGATTTCGACACCGGGAACATTGTATTCTGCCAAAGTAAAATTGCTCGGCTTTGTTCCGTAGATTTTTAGTGCGTAGTTTTCTTTGAAGAAAATAACGCTGTCGCCCCGTGTTGCAATCCCTGTAAACTTTCCTTCTTTTCCGCAGGTCATAGCCCAGCTATCTGTACTGATTCCGTCACTGTACGCCTGCCAGTTGCGTTCATCACCTTGTTTACAACAATAAATTTCGTTGTTTTCCGAAGAGCAACACCACAAGCGGTTTTGCATTTCAACGATTTTTCCCTCGTCAAAATCGGGAGAGATTCTTTCGACTGTAACTGTACCGGTGTACGGCACGCTTGATTCCAATTCGCACTTGATTACAAGCTCATTTTTGGAAACGTAATAAACCTTGAAAGTTTTTTCGTTAAGGTTTTCAATATAACTCTTATCGGCGTAGCTTTCAGCATCTGTGCTGACAAGAGAGTCAGTTAATCCGCTGATTTTAACAAAATCTCCAGCTTCAATATGCAATCCAATGTTTTTGGCTCTTATTGTCGTATAATTAAACCTTTGAGATAACTTTTTGAAATTCAAAAGCCTATTCTTTTTAAATGTACTGTCCTTCTTTTCAATTCCGATAACAGAATAAAAGTTGTTATAACTCTCAATTACCGTGCCTATCTTAATATCATTTAAGCTGAATATATCAACTATGTCTTTATTACTTGTCAACTGATATTTGGTGTCTGTTAAATCGTTGTTGGTATATAAAGTTACGCTCGGTCGATAATTTTTGTTCGCACTTGCGTCATAATATGAACGTGTAATTGAACATAACAAATATGCGTAATCATATGTCAAGGCATCAAGTTGCAAATTACTCTTTGTTTCTATATGTGTACCCAAATCTTTGTTTTGACAATCAATCTTAGTCACCTTTTTGTCGCTCATGTTAACTGATAATTTCTCGGGGAATACTACAACCTTGTTGCCGTATAAAACAATATGGTGCTGTTTGGCCGCATCAATCTCATCAATCTTTGTAACCTCTGCCCCGATATGCAGATTCTTGTCTGAGTCAATATAAATAAGCCCTGAGTTAGCCGACAACAGATTCGAGATGATTTTGATTTTGTCATCCGAAGTAATTCGAGAACGGTTTGCTCTCGGTGCAAGCTGCGGGTATTTATCAGAAGTCATATTTTTTAAATCTTTGAACTCTGTGTAAATACTGCTTGACGAGCTTGAAACTCTTGAAAATCCTGTGTTCGGACTTCGGTTAAGTCCTCTGAATACACTGATACTCGTTGTGTCTCTCCTCGGTATGTTTAATTCGGGTAGCATATTGTCACCTCTTATCCAATGTGAAAGTTATATCTTTTCTTTTGCGGGTGCGTTCTGAACCAGAACACACCAAAATCCTGCCTCAGCTGATTATATACGCTCATATCAACCGAATATCTCTCGGCCTCTTCGTAGTCCCTGTCAATCTGTGCCGCACAATAAACCTCATACATTCTGTCGTATGGAGCAGGGGCAAGCAGTTCAAAGTCACGGTCCGTATCAATCAGATAGTTTCCGTATGTTCCAACTATGCAATTATCACCTTCACGATTACTTATTACATTACTGATAATTTCCATTTCTACCTCATTAATATAACTTATAATGTCCTCATCGGACACATCATATCCGCTTTTAAGTTTTCGCACTCTTTCAATTACCTTGTCAAGTGTCATATTATCACCTCTCTAATATTTGTGTACGCAAAAACGCAAAAAGGCGGAAGCTACCGCCCCCGCCCTTCTGCGAATTTTGTGTAAGAAGTACAATTTATTCCTTGTTATTGAATTAGATTCTGCCCTCGGCAATTGCCTGCTGGGCAATCTCGGCAGCCTTATCCTGCACGCCCTGAGCAAATTCAGCCTGCTTAATTGAGTTGTCAATAATCTCCGCAACCTTGCGTGGAATGTTCGTTTTAACACCTCTCGGAACAGTGTACTGAACTCCGTTGATATTGACTTCAATGTTCTTGTTTGACTTCATTGAACCTGTTGGAGCGATGTACTCAACAAGTTCTTCACTTTCCTTGTTTGCCTTTTCAATTACCTTTGCAAGTTCCTTGTCCTGCTTGATTTTTTCGGCCTTGCGGTCGATCGGCATACTCTTCTTGAGTTCTTGCAATTCGTCATACATTCCAAGGAGCTTATCAAGCTGAGATTTTTCGATTGTTACAGTTGTTGCAGTATCGGCAGTAGTTTCCGCTGCCGATACTTCTGTATTCTCTGCCGTCTCTGCGGCTTTCTTTGTTGTTGCCATAGGTTATATACCTCCCGATCATGCGACAGCCGGAGAAACTGTCTGTGCTACGGTGTTGAGTGATGAAGCTGATTCGATACGAACCATTCTTGTCTGACCGATAATGCCGACGCCGTGAGTTGTTTTCCAACCCTGAGTTGCTCGCTGGTCAAGAGGATCAGATGTACCGCCCGAGCCAAAGCCCTTAACGATTGTCTGAGTGCCTTCGCCCTCAATCTCAACGGTAACATATGCGTCCTTACCGAACACAAGCGTTGAATACACATCAATCTTGCTTGCGCCCGCACCCTTGAACACTTTCGCAAAGTTCGACTGTACAAACTTAACATTACCGATTGTACCGATTTCCCCTTTGAAAATCTTGTCTGCGTGAGCATACTTAACTACGCTGATGAAATCCTTGTTGCTGATAATGTCGTACTTAACATTCGGGTGTACAACAGCGACATAGTTTTCGCCGATAGGCTCAGCGTTCTGGCATTCAAGGTAATTGAGTGCTCTGAAAATGGTGTCAATAGTGAGCTTACTGTTCGCCGTAATAGCCGCACGGCTTGCAACCTCTGTAACCGCTCCGTCAGTGCCTACAGCCGGTGCATAGATTACGCTTGTGCCGGCATTAAGAGCCTCACGGTCAATCTCTTCAATTGAGCGTCCTGCCTGTGAAGCAAGCTCCTCGCTGTCCTTTGTCATCACATTATCACGGCTGCAAAAACTTGCCCAGTCTGTGATAGGTGTATATGCGCCGTACGGATTTACGGCAATTTCGACATAGTAGAAGCTCATCTTATTACCGACAGGAGTAATGCCTTCCTGCAACGGTGTTGTAACAGTTGGGTACGGTGAAATACCTCTTTTGTTGTAAATGTTGCCCGACTGCTTCGGAATTGTGTCATGCTCACCAAACTGACCGTGAACGCATTTCGCTGTCAAGTTTTTGAGGAATACTTTGTTATAGAATGTAGCCTTTTCGGGTGTCCAGTCATTGCCCGATGTTGATTTTGTGTTGCCGTAAGCATTGTAAACATAGCCGTTTGACTTGTTTACACCGCCCGCGTCAACCGTATTATCGTGAATATTGATAATAAGCTTAATAATCTTGCTTTTCATTGTCGTACCTTCCTTTCGGCAAGGCATTAGAGGTGTGCCTCGCCTCGTTTAACTTTCTCGTAAAAGGCATCAAATTCAGCGTCAGACATATCTTCCACTCTCTTTCTCTGCGTGGTTGTACCGCTTTTCTTGACCGCATTTTCGGTTGGTCGTCTTGCACCACTCTGAATTGACTGTGCCGCCGCACTAATTGCGGCAGAGCTTGAACGCTTTACAAGGTCTTTCTGCAATTCATCAAAATGCGCCATTTTATAAGCAGTCGTCAAATCGTAAATTTCATCGTTGCGACCTGTCTTTTCGTTCTGTTCATTCCTCTGCTGAGCAATAAAGTCAAGTGCTGTGCGAAATGCGGGATTCTGAAACTCATCTTCCAAATTGAAATTCGGAAATTCTTTCATTGTTTCCGCTGCAATTGACCTCAAATGTGTGTCAAGTTCTCTTGCGGCTTTTTCTCTTCGGAGGGTTTCAAGCTCTTCTTCCTGTGCATTTGTTTTCTGCTGAGTGAAGAAGTTATTGCGTGCCTCTTCTGTCGTTACTCCTGCGGCAAGAGCCTTTTCAGCAAACAAGTCCTTATCCTCTGTTACGGCTTTGAGAAGACCGTCAAGGTCATCGGGCTGTACATTGTACTTGTTTGCAATAAGAGCGAAAATCTGATTGCCGGTGCTTTCTTTTTTCTGCATATCGGAAATCTGCTTGTTTTTGGTTAACAGTCTGTCCTTCACCAAAGACTGCGCTCTGTTCTGATACACATTTTTGAATTTACCTTTAATCAGCTTTTCAAACTCTTCTTCTAAGTTTTCTTCGCCGTCTGTGTCTGTGCTGTTGTTTTCGCCTTCTGTGTTGTTCTGATTCTGATTGCCGCTGCCAAAAGCCTTATTGTAATCGTCGATAAGGTCGTCACCTATGCCGATTCTCTCAGCTCTCTCTCTCGTTTCACGGCTTATGTTGTTGTTGTCGGTGCTTGTGGCTTCACCGTGCTCACCGTTTCCGTCTCCGCCGTCAGCTGCGCCTGCTGATTCGCCGTCATGCAGATTTACGATAAGATTTATAAATTTGTCGTTCATAAGAACCTCCGTCTCTCGTCTTTCCGAGGTGTCTGTCTCTCGTCTTTCCGAGGTGTCTGTCTCTCGTCTTTCCGAGGTGTCAGGTCTTTATGCAGTCCCACTACTGCGACCTTATATTTTAATTATAACAACCTTAATTTTTCAAAAAAAGTTAAAACTCTTGTTGATTTTAAACTTTTATTTCGGGTTGCCGTCATCATAGTTAAGCTCTATTTCATCTGGATAATTCTCGGCATACAATTCAAATCCCGTCCATAGTGCTTTTATGCCATTGCGTACTTCGGCATCTGAGCTGACAATATAAAACTCTGATTCCGTGTGACCGTTTTCATAGATTTCATTGACTATCGTCACATTGTTTTCGTCCTGCATCTCGCGCACGTACTGCAAAAATGCAGAACATAAAGCACTCACGGCAACACACACATCATGTGAGCCGTGTCCTTTGCTTCCGAAATATATCAGATTTCCGCAGTCAATCAATGTTATTTCAATCACATTGCCGCCCCGCTTTCTGTCTGTGACGGTGTCTGCTGTGCGGTCTGTGCGTTTTCGCTCGGCATAGCATTCTGCACATCTGCCGCTGTTCTGCTTGCATTCATTGCTTCCAACATCTGTACTTTGTTTGAAAGTTCCTGTACAGCCTGTGACAAGGTCTGATTCTGCTTGATTTTCTCAATCAGTTTTTCTTTGCCCTCAAAGGTCATGCCGTCAAGCATTACAAGTGTGGCATCAGCCGCCTGCGGATTGAAAGCGCCCATCTGGAATAGATTCATCATCATTTCATTCTGTGCCGCTGTTGCAAACGGGCTGGCCTTTTGAGCCTTTACATCAATGTCGAAAATCGGCAGTCGTTCAAGTATGTTGCCGTCCTCATCTGTATAATTTACCGTCTGACCGTCTGTGTCTGTATAGGTCAACGGCTGTTTTCTGAGGTCTGTATTGTCAAACTCCTCGTAGGTTGTCTGATTGTTTTCACCCGTGATTCTGAAAATTCTCGGCAAATTATAGAACTGCCTCATCAGTTCAATTTCCAACTGTGCAAGCTCCGTCATAGCTTCCTGTGCCAGCTTGTTGGAGTCTCTGCTTACCTTTCCGCCTGCTTCCTGCAATGCCGCAATTGCCGAACCGCTTGTAACACCTGCCGCACTCGCTCCATTACTTGCGTCATTCGTAGCAGAGGTTTCTTTGATTTCATTTGACAATCTGTCGTACAAGCTCCATGCGCCCGAGGCAAGCTCTTTTGATTCAACCGGTGCAATGTTACCCTGCAACTGTCCGTTGACCTCAATTACCGTTTTGTCAAGGTCGGTCATATCGTCATTGTTCACGCCGACACCTGTATTTGCGTACACTCGTGGCTGTGAGTTGACTTTGATATTCACCAGCATATCGTGTTTGAGTTCATCAAGCTGATTTTGCGGTGCCCTGACTACATCCATAAATCCGAAGCCCACGGGAGTATCACGCAGGCGAAACATTGGTTCAAGTACAAACGGATACTTTCCGTGGTCATAAATAGGCTTACCCTCATTTTCGGATGAATAGAGAATATGGTCACCGACGAATTTACACAAATGCAGTTCGCCGTTTTTCTTGTAGTACCAGTCAATCAAGATGACTTTATCATTCGACTTGTTGCTGTTGTCGTAGGTTTCGTGTTCCACAAGTCCGAGAGAGGCAGTCGAAACGCTTTCAAGTTCAGGATATACCTTTCTGATTCCTTCCTCGTCATAATAGCGAGCAAAGAATACATTGGCGCTGTCCTGTATGTTTTCAATATGAGGCTCCCAAAAGAGATTCAAAATGTCAACACGGCTGATAGTAATATCACCCAGTCCGTTTTCTGCGGTCTTGTCCCACAATACTGCGTAACAACCGCAACCGCCTACGAACTTATCAAGCTGTTCATCTGAGTAGGTACGTATAAATCCGTTGCGTTTATGTATGCACGGTATTACGCTGTTGAGTGTTTTAGCCGCCTGTTCATCGTCCTGTGCTCGAGGCAGACAAATGATTTCGGGGTAGTTATCCATAGCGTCAGCGTGCTTGTTCATGATTACATTGAGTGCCTGAGCTCCTTTGCGATGCGGTACAAGCACCTTTCGAGGCCTGCCGTTATCGTCAGTTTTAATCTGCGGTGCAGTCGCCTCTGTGTAAAGCAGATTATATTCTCTGAAAGCCTGCTTAAATCTTTCATCATACGGCTTTTTGCTGTTCTGATATTTGCGGAAGGTCTGCATAGCCTCGTGGATTTCGTCAAGTTCAATTGGCTTGCCGCTGCTCTCGTTCTCTTTTTCTGCCTGTTCGGTTGATTTCGGCTCTTCATCAGTCTTATCGCTTGTACCGTAAACATTGCTCAGCTTTGATTTGTCAGAGGTCAGAGCTGGATATGTGCTTTTAACTGGCATAATCATACCGTTTTCGTCTCGTTTAACTTTACTCATTTTGGTAATCTCCTATCTGTAGTATCGTGTCTGACTTATATTCAATGGGTCAAATGCCCTTGCATTTCTCAGCACAACTTCTTTCGGTGTAATAATTGAAGTCATCATTCCGTAACGGCTTTCGTCATAAATATGATCTTCGCCCTCAGTGTCAATATCTTCGGTGTCTATCTGAGAATAAACAAGGTTCGGAATTGTTCTGATGAAGTTAGTGCAAGTGTTGAAACACTGAAACATCGGATAGCCTTCCTCATCAAATGCAAGCCTTGAATGAAACTGCATTTTTCCGGCAATTCTCGCATTGTCGCCCTTGTTCCAAAAAACCCCCAACTGTGCATGTGTTGCGGCTTGACTTTTTCCGCTTCCCTGCTCTGCAAAGATAGCCGGATCCGCCACACCGTATATCTGTCTGCCCTTAATCTGAGGGTCATTATTTTCAATTGCAAGGATTTCCTGTGCCACCTTTTCAATCGGCCAGCGTACACCTGTGTTCGGCTGATTTTTCTTACAGCCATATAATTCTCTGATGCGGTAAAATCTGCCGTCTTGGTCAACTGCAGTCCAACCGACTGAAAACGGTCTTGTATATCCCCAGTCGTATGAGCGGATAATTCGCCAGCTTTGCGGAATTTTGAATGGTTCAATCACATGAGTCCACCGTCTGTCCTTGTAATGCTCTCGGTTATCTATCCACTCGGTAAAAACCTGTCCTTCAAAACTATCCCAGGAGCCGTAGAGTAAGGCATTACGCTCCGCCTCGGGCAATTGTGCCAGTCGCTTGACATAATCGGGGTCATTGTTCATTAAGGCATTGTTGTCAAAAACGCTCGCAGTGATAAACACTTTACTGCTCCAATAGTTTTTGGTCGTGCCGTCAGGCATAATTACTTTGTCGCTAAGCCATATAGTTTCGCCCGGAGTTCCGGCAGTCACAAAGTACTGCTTAACCCAGCCGTGGCCAACTCCGCCGGGGTTTGCGGTTGACCGCATATACACCTTCGTAGCTTTGCAGTTGCCACGATTTCGGGATTTTAAGTAGCTATATTCATCAAAAGTAAACTGCGTTAATTCGTCAAAGCCTATGAAATCGTACTGTTGCCCTTGATACTTGTACTTTTCATTCGTGCGAAATAAAGAGCCGAGCTTAATTTGTGCATCGCTTGAAAAGGTCCACACTCTTGTTGTTGCGTTGTACCTTGCCCCCCTATCTATTGACGGATAAATCGCCCGTGTTTGGTCTATGATTCGTGCAAGGTCAGGCACAGCCCTACGCAGTATCAGGCCTCTGTACTCAGATATATTCACCTGTCGAGCCGCCTCAACTACAAGATAGTCGGTCTTGCCTCCGCCTGCCGCACCGCCGTATAGCATCTCATCTTCGCCACGGCTCAACGCTATTTTCTGTTTTGGCTGAGGAGTCCATATGACTTTCTTACTCAACGCTTTCACCGTCCTGCTCATCATCTTCGGGCGGTTGCATTACTTCCTGCATCGGGATTTCGATAATGCCGAGAGCGTTTTCTTCGTCCTGTTCTGTCGTGTAATCTGCGAGTATGTCACGGACATTGAGCAGACTCTTTGAGATTTCCGCTGCACGCTTTGTGTTTACAAGTGTCTTGCGTTTAGCATAATTGTAGCTGTATTCTTCTTCCACCGTGGCAGTTTTCTCATAATCGTAGCTGTATTCTTCTTCCGCAGTTTTCTTATCTTCGCTTTTTTCGACTTTAACCACTTTCTTTTTGATAAGCTCCTCGTCCTTGTCAAGCTCATTAACGGCTCTGTTCAGCTTTGTGATGAGTTTTGAGGCAACGGCCACAACCCTGTCAATCTCTCTGACGGTTTTCTTCACTTTCTCAGTGTTGATTTTCTCGGCTATTTTGTTTGCCGTTTCACTCTGATTCTGCTTTCTCAGCTCCTGCCAATGCTCAGATGCGCACTTCTTGCTGATTGATGACACGCTTATACCGTATCTGTCGGCGAGCTTGGCGACTGACATTGTTCCGCTCACATATTCAGCCTTGACCGTTGCCCAGTCAATCAATTCCGGTTCATTGGTTTTCTTCTTCCTCGTTTTTGATTCTGCTTTTCGTGCCTGTGATTTTAATTTATCGCTCATCAGCTCACCGCCCTTTTTGTGTCAATTCTGTATTTCAATTTTATGTTTTTTTCTCTTCGCATAAAAGTTAAAACTTTTTCAATGATTTTTCATACTTTTTTCAGAGCCTAATATTGGTATAAAAAAACACGGTTTCACCAAGAGGCAAAACCGTGACGAAAATAAAATTTTTGGATTGATTTAAAATTTTCGCATATTATGTTTTTAAAAAATTAATAAGTGTTTTTTGAAAGAAACGCTTGACATATCACGCAATGCGTGATATAATGTAATCAAGATAAAGAAAGGGGAATTTAAAATGGGAAAAGCGATGAAAGATAAAATCATAGAAATTATTGAAAATTGTTATGCCGATGACAAAGGGCATTACAGTTTCAGAAATAAAACCGCTTTAAGGTTTATTAAAGAAAATCTTAACATCACATATAATGACCATTGGTACACGGTAAAAATCTATGATGAAACGATGAAAATTTACTGCAACCAAAAAGATTTTCGACGGTTAGAATATTTCGCGCAAAACGAAACAGCTCTTAAAAAGGCTAAAGAATTAACAAAACAACATTTCAAGAAAGAATTATCCCCCGAAAGAAAGCGGTATTTCGAGGAATTGAATGAACAAAGACACAAAAAAGAAAGGCGGAATTAAAATGAAAAAATATGTTATTGATGAAAACTGCAATGAGAAGTTAATTGAAACTGATGACTACACACGAGAAGAATTGAAAGAACTTATATACAGAACGGTGTATGACGCTAATGAAGATGCTTTGTCGGAAGAAGATATTGACTTTGAAACTTACGAAAGGCAAATCGGCTTATATGTCAACGATTACGCAAGAACCTATTTCGCCGATGTACTGTCAGAAGAGGAATTAAGCGAAATCATCGACGGAGTTGAAGAAGAACTTATCAAGATTACAAGAGAAGCAGAACTTTAAGCAGATTTAGGAGGCGACCATATGATGAATGATTCTCAAAGCATTAATGATGTTTTAATTTCATTGTTCAAATGTGCAATGAAAGAAAAAAATATATCTTATCGTGTGCTGGCACAAAAAATGAATTGTAGCGAAAAAACGGTTTTCACGTATTTTAATGACAAGAAAACCAAAAGAAACATTCCGTATAGTGTAGCGGTTGTAATTTATTTAGTTTTAATGGAAAATAAAGAGTTTACAACTGCCGAAGAAAGAGAAAATTCAGAGGATGAAATCAACCGTAGTTTTTATTCTGCATTCCATAAAGCTTTTGATTTGGCAGGTAAGAATTATTTGAAACTCGAAGCAGAGTATGGCATTTCACATTCAACAGCTTATTGCTACTATAATGAGAAAAAAGCACCTTTATTTTCTTCGGCATACAAAATATCGCAATTACTCAATTTTGAATTGCCGTATATCGCAGACATAATCAATCAGCAGATAAAATAAAAAAGGAGAAAACATTATGAAAATCAGAACATTTACCGATTTCAAAAATCTAAAAAAGGGAATATGGATTAATGATTATAACGGCACATACGAGGTAGTCAGCACTTATCGTGAATATAATTCATGTATCGGACTTGCAGAAGTAATATATAAAGACGATGAAAGTGATGAATATACATTAGGAACAGAAAATCCGAATGTAACTTTTCTCGATGTAAAAGGAGCTGAAATCATCTCTTGAATACCATATACATTGAAGAATCAGCCTATTCTTATCTTAGAGAATGGGCTGACAAAGACAGATTGAAATGTTCCTTAGCCGAACCGTTTTTCCAAAAATGTGAAATACGAAAAAAAGATAATCCTGAATACGTGTTATATGTCGAATCGAAAGGATTGAAAAGAAAATTCTCATTAAAATTCAACAAAAAACTGTTCGTAAAAGGCGAGTTCTTCCCTACTCCCGAAGGTGTGAACGATTTTCAAGTTCATTATAAAATTGCAGAAGAAGCTGAAATGAGCCAAGAACAGCTTAATCTAATGATGATCTTGATAACTTCGTATGTTCACACAAACGCTTTTCTGTGGTATGGAAATTTTCTTGACCGAGATAAACGAGAATTTTCCGCTGTAGGAAAAAATCAAAAAGGCAACAAAACAATCGTATTCAGACCTTTCCAGAACCAACTATATGCCGCCTCAGTTGCTCGTCATCGAAGCCCCGAAGGTGTGTTTCAGGTTAGAGGGCACTTCCGCCGATATCAAACCGGTAAGGTCATTTGGATTGACGGCTACTTAAAAGGGGTTGATAAAGTTGACGATTAAAGAGGCACGAAAAAAAGCAGGATTAACACAAGCTAAAATGTCTGATTTGCTCGAAATCCCAAAAAGGACTATTGGTGATTGGGAAACCGGCACGAGGAAACCTCCTGCATACGTCGAAAAACTTGTAATCCGTGAGCTTGAAAGGATTGCGACAGAAAATAATAACAAATAGCAAAAACCCTCATCCACTTTTTACAGCGGATGAGGGTTTTTATTTACTCATTTTTTATTATCGTCTGAGCAAGCGGACAGCCCCTCCAGCAGTAACTACCACAAAAATCGTTGAAGTGATTTTCCTTGTCTTGCGGCGAATCAAAAAACAGCGTTGTGCTCTTACTTTTGAAAACCGCCCCGAAACAGCAGATTTTACTTTTGCTATCGTAAGAATAAAACGGACATTTAGCTTTGTTTTCTTTCAATTTTAACTCTCCTTTGATTTTGTATCTATTCCGCTGCATACTTCATTTTTGTGCAACCCCAAAAGACCGTACATCGCACGGTCTGAGTTTACCATTATTTACCATTTCCGCCTCTGCGTAATCGGGAGAAAACAAAAATACCATTTTGCACCGCCGATGTCAGAGTAGTTCATTGAGTAATCGTCCTCAATGAGATAATGACCTTCGGGCGCTTCAATCATTTCGCCACGCTCAAGCGCTCTGATTTCTTTTCTTTTTGCCTTTCTTGTGACCGATTCAGGCTTTGTAAGATTTCGACTTGTCATCATTCGCTTTTGTGCGGCATCAACATTTTCTTTGCCGGTCAAATCTTTGGTTATGTATTCCGCCAACTTTTTAAAATTCTCGTTCTTATATAGCGGAGTAAAGTTTTGACCGTTTTCATATGGCCATTGTTCAGACAGCAGTTCCCTGTCCTCTTTTCTGACGATGATGTGGATATGCCAATTCTTACCCGACTTACCGCATTCAATAAACGCTATGTACTTTAGTCTGCCCTTGCCCTGCTTTTTCAGGCGGTAATTGATTCGGTCAAGCCACTTGCCTACCTCGGCACGAAATTCTTTTTCGCTTTCATATGTTCCGTAAGGAGCAGAAAATCTACAAAAGAAATCACCGCTTCCAAAGTTTGCGTTGATGAGCCTCTGCATATGCTTAACCGCACGGAGCTTGTTTGCTTTTCTCATCTTGGCAGGACTCAAAGAATTATTTGATTTTCGTCCGCCGTAGTTTTTTCCGATTTTTCTGATTGACTGGTAATACTCAACCTCAATCATATCTCCGCTTTTGATTGTTCTTTTATAAGTGTACATAGCATAACCTTTTATTATAGTATATTTTTCCTGTTTTCCGTGCTTAAATAATCATTTGAGCAGGATAGGAAAGGAGCATTTCAGCTCCTTTAATTATGACTGATTATTATTCTGTTTTAGAATATTAATGCTGATAGATATAACTAAGCAGTAGCCCATCTGACCATTGAGCTACTGCTTTTGCAAACCTTGCCACTGCAATTGTGTGTTCTTATTTTATTGTGTAACAGCTAAAATCAAAAAAAGAAGTCATTGCTTTTTGATTTTAATTTTTGAATATGGAAATTGTTTGATTTCTTGATTTAAGAATTGGATTTTGTATGTAGCAAGGGAGTTGCCTTGACTATTCTTCTGCCGGATCTGACGCTCTTACCGTGTCAGCCGTCTCATCGGGCTGAGATTCAGCCTTCTTAACAGGCTCATACACCGAGAGCTTGCCAGCCATAAGTGCGTTGACCTCAGCCAGCTTTGTGATATTTTCATTCAACACTCGGTTGTACTTCATTTCTTCCTCTCGTGTGCACAAGAGATTTCCAATGTTGTCCTCGAGCATCTGATTTTCTGCTCTTAATCTTCTGTTTTCTTCCCTGAGCTTTTTACATCCTTTTTCAACCTTGAGTAATTTAAGGTTGAGATAATCAATTTGCATGAGCACCGTTGCAAAACGCTCGTGTGCGGATTCTTTTAAGTTCTCAATCTGACTGTTTAAAAATTCTTTATCTGCTCTTCTCATATGTAGTCACCTTTCATTTTTTATAAAACAACTGCAAGGATAATCCCTGCTTCTGCTTGCGCAAAACTTGTACCCTCGGCATTCCTTACAAGAGCAGCAGGTCAATGTCTCTTTTGTTTCGGTACTTACTTTTGATTTTGCCCATTCTGACGAGCGCTGTATATTCGCCGTAGCTGTACGATGTTCTGTGTTCTTCATTATATTTCATTAGCTCCTCACAAATAAGGTCAATGTTATCCTTCTTCCTATTTTTTACCATTATTTTTCACCTTCATTTCCCAATCCTTTTTCATTGCCTTGCGCTTCTTCGGGCAATCCTTCCAATTGCGATTTTTTCGTTTCCAACGGAAAGAAAAAAGCTTATAGCGTAAACTTGCCTTTGGCTTTTCTGAGCTTCAAATGCCAGCGTCCCTCGGCATCATATCCGCTTTCAACTGTTGTCCCTTTTTTCATTATTTTCATCTCCTAAAAGTTCAGGATTATCGTAGATATTGCCGATAACTTCAATATCTTTTGATTGATAGTGTCTGCCTAATCCCTCGTAGATTGAATTATACACAAATCCAAATTCAGTTTCATCGGCATCATACTGAACGATTCCATAGTCGTCATAACCCGAGCGGTAAAGAAAATCAATGATATCCCCCTCAAAAATCTTCGTGCCGTTCTTGTCGGTCAAGCCTGTGTACTGTCCGACTGTTTCGGGGTCTACCGCAACATACACCGTTGCATCGGGTGTTATACAGCAACCTTGTTTAGTCACAAGCAAATTGCCCTCTGACCACTTACCGTTAGCTATCGTCTTGCCTCTAAATAAATATTCTCTCATGACTATTCTCCTCGTTTAAATATTAAAATCAGCTCAGACAGCTGCACCTGTCTGAGATATTTGTAAAATGGTAATATTCAGAAAAGTAGGTATAGGTATAAAATGAGATATATATAATCTCGCTGTGCAGAGCGTGATTAACTTATTTAGTTTAGTTTATTTTACTTCACCGGAGGTAAAAATCGGATGTGTGCCGTCACGGAGCTGTATTTCCTCATCGCTCATCACATAGCCGAGTTTGCAGAGTAAAGCATAAAATTTGTTTAAATCCGGGCTGTTTTTTCGGCTGATCGTTTTGCTGTTATATCCTACATAAATAAAGCTTAATTTTTCATAACTTCTTTGGCACAAAGCGTATGCCGTCGCCATAAGCATTCTACCGCTGTTATCGCTCCAGTGTTCGTTGATGTAGCTGTCCGTGTTTTCATCATCTTGATTCTCGACTACTTCGCCAAATCTGTATGCCTTGTTACTGACGCCTGTCGCCACTTGGGCGACTATAAATTTCACAAGCTCCTGCTGCTTGTTGCTGTCATTGAAATTTGTATTAAGCATAAAGCCTCTTCTGAGAGCCTCACAGCGTTCGTCTATTTCTTCCGCCTGTTCAACAAGCTCATCCCATCTCTGTTCTTCAAGCTTTCGCTTTTCTTCTTCGGCATCGTTCTTTTCCTGCTTTTCTAAAGCCTCTGCGTAAATGTAGACATTTGAGCCGTAAGCAAAATAAAAATATCTTTTCCTGCCGTCCGCAAAGTCTTTACCGATCAAATTTTTGAGTGCAAAAATTCCCGTATATTTGTAGTTGCTTGGAATATCTCTGTATTTCTGCACTTTAGTCATCCCATGTTCAAGACAGAGCTTTTCAATTTTTTCTTTTTCTTCGTCTGTCTCCTGCTTCTTAACAGCAGAATACAAAAGATTGTCAAAATTATTCGTTCCGATTGATGTAAGCAATTCATTCCTTACATCAATATTCTTAATCTGATTCAGCCTGTCATAATCCTGCAATGTAGGCTGTCGGATTTGGCTCTCTTTGAAAGCTTCTTCATCAAGCTCACAGAGTTTAACTCTCCGTCTGATTTTGCTTTCTGAAAATCCTGTTTTTTCGGCAACCTCTGCGACCGTATCACCGAGGTCAAGCAACAGCTGACAGCCCTTTGCTTCTTCATATACGGTTAAGTCTGACCGCTGCATATTTTCGGTCAACATTGTAGATAACTGTTCCTTTTCAGTCATCTCAACAACAGCACACGGCAGTTCAGTTAATCCTGCCTGCTTGGCCGCTGCTAATCTTCTGTGTCCGATAATTACGGTGAACTCCGTCCAATCGTCATTCATCGGCACAACCGTGAGGTTTTGGAGAATACCACTTGCCTTAATGCTTTCGGCAAGCTCATCAATATCCCCGAGAACCTTACGAGGGTTGTCGGGGTGCGGATGCAGTTTTTCAATTGCAATCGTAGTCAATGTCGGTTTTCTCTCCATTACTTTTCACGCTCCTTTTTTTCGGCAATAACATGCAAGCCTCTGAAACAATCATCACATAGATCTATTTTAATTTTTCTCTTGCGTTCAACAGGAATTGCAAGCCCGATAAGGCTAAAGTAATCATCATTATCAACCCCTAAATAAAATTCCTTCATTCCAACTGTGTACGGATCTGCGATAACTTTGTTACAACTATCACACCGATAGACTCTCATTTACTTTCATTCTCCTTACAATCAAATAGCCGATACTCCGACACACTCAAAGCCCTGTGTCAGATTTTCTGTTTTGAGTCTTTCAATCTCAGCTCTGAGTTCGTTGTTTTCTGCCTTGAGTCGGTCAATAATTCCGAGCTGGATAGCTTCAACATATTCTGAGTCATCAATTCTTTCATTAAGTCTGTTGATGTCTTGTTCCTGCTTAGCACAATTAGCTTTGTACTCTCCCTTGCTCTTCCAGTTTTTGAAAATCATTTTCATTGTTCTCCTTTACATTTTTTCTTTCGGCTCTGACGCCATAATGTTTCCGCATTGATTCCAGCTCGCCTTTTGCGTTTTCGTCCTTAACCGGCAACTGTTGTCTAGCCTTTGTAGGATAGTCGTCGCCTGTCAACTGTTCCCACATCTCTCTGCGGTTGTCTTTAAGGCAAGTGTTGAGATATGAAATAACCGTCTGCTCAAACGGCACCTTACTTCCAAACCGTTCTATAAGTTCATCAACAATCTTGCTCATATGCCGTCTTGCGTAATCTTTAGGCTTTTTGTATGTTCTGACCGAGTTCCACAGCTTGATATGTACATTCTCATGTGTCAGCTCATCAATTGCCTTTGCCTGCAACTCGCACAGCTTAACGAGGTCAACCTCATCTTTACCGTACTCCTTGCAAACTTCCGAAAGCGTTACACTTGCATTTCTCACAGAGTCAATCTGCTGTTCCTGCTGGACCAGCAAAAATTCTGTCTTGAGCTTTAGTTCACGATACTCCTGAAAGAATTTTAGTTTGTATGCGGCAGTGTATTTTTCACTGAGCAAACCAACCTTGCACATACTGTATGCGTTGGCGAGTTCCAGCACCAACAAACGGTCAAACAATTTCAATGACACGACTTCAAGATGATTAACCTCTCCGTCAATCCATCTTTTTGCCATGTCATTTAGTTCGTCAAGTGTTTTGTCATTCATCAGCTACCACCCTTGCCTTGAAAAGGCTTTGAATAGGTATGCCGAATTTGTTGGCAAGCCTCGACAGCTCTTCCACGGTAAAAGTACCCGGATCTTTAATTCTTTTTCTGTAGGTGCCCTCAGAGCAATGTGCTACAAGAGCCTGTGCTTCACGGTCAATACTCCTGATTTCTGCCTCATACTGTATATTGGCAATCAGCTGTCTTTTCATTTGGTCCTCTGGCTTAGCTAATTTTCTCGGCATTCTTCTCACCCTTTCATTATTTATTCCTGTAATCTGGTATCGACTTTTGCTTTAGTAGCTTTCATAAACTTGCGAAAAAATTTCACTCGGATGATATGCAGACATCAGATTAATCCTATTCGGACAATTCTCCTCGGGGTCTGCAACACCTTCTTCAATTTCAAGCAAAACTTTTTCAGCACCATCTCGTTTGATTTCGTTGAGCTGATTGATTAGGTCATCAATCCTTACTGTAATTCGGCTCACTTTCTCACCTCGAGCACACAACGAAAATCCTTGTCTGCATCAAGGTCAACATGAGCTGGGATCTTGTGTCTTGGCACACCTTCAACAACAGACAAATGCACCGTTTCATGTCCGCTTGCCTTGATTTCTTCAAGTTTACTGATTAAGGTATCAATTTTTACTTTAATCATCTTCATTGTCATCTCCCCCATTGTCAAACATTCCGAGTTTGTTGCCCAACGCAATAATAGATTTAACAACCATTGCTAACTCGTTGCCTTTAATATCGCACATACGACAGCTGACCTTGATAGTTTCTTTTTCTTCGTTGTCGATTTCATCATAACCAACAACTACACCTTTATTTAAGGTTTCTATTTCGCCGTTATCGTAATTAATAACAATACTCGTGATGTTACGATTATCCATTCTCTCACCCCTTTGTCAGTCTTTGCATTCAAATACACAGCCGTAGTCGCTTAGCATAATGCGAGCTGGAATACCTTCTTCGGCTTCTTCAATTGTGAGGTCGGCACATTCGTAGCCGTCTTTTTCTAACATTTTAAGCTCTTTGATGAGGTCTTTAATTCTTACTCTGATTTCATTCATAATGATTTTCCCTACTTTTGTTTTATGTAATGTGGTATCGGTTCTTTACGCTATTTACTTAACTTGTATTTCATCTCAACTCGTGATATTATTTATAATCAGAGAGGAGGTGAGTTTATTATGCGTAATTATTCAATTGATGAATTGGCAAATAAAGTCGCTAAAGATGTTTTAGTGGCTATTGCTCCAAACTTAAGCATTTCAATTGACGAAAAGGGCGGAAAGCAGGTAGCTGAATTCTATTCTGCACTATTCAACGGTATTGCCGACACCCTCGGTAATTCTTATTTGGATGTTAAGAATTCTGAACGGTAATAAATTCTCTTAAAGCTCTTACGACCTCGGGCAGAACTTCCACTTCTGCCTTTGAAGGTCGTTCTTTTTTTGTAACTCTTTCAATAAAATTCACAAGGCTTTTTACAACCTTAATTCTGTCAGCATTTTCTAACATTCTTCTCACCCCCTTCTTTGGTTTTATGTAATGTGGTATCGGTTCTTATGCGGTTTTCTGACAATAAAACAGTTGTGGGTTAATCTCTAAATCAAGTAAAGCACAAAGAGTAATCATTTCATCAGCTAACATATTACTCTTACCTGATAAGATTCTAGACAACCTGTCCTGTGTTATGTTCATCTTCTCAGCAATGTACTTCTGCTTAATTCCTAACTCGTAAATTCGTTCGTTAAAAATGTCGAGAATGTTATGTCTTATCATTTATGTCACCGCCTTTCTTAATTTCTAAGATTGTAACTATAATATACTCTTAACTTTTAAGATTGTCAAGCATTTTTTAAAATAATTTTCTTAGAAATTAAGAATTATGTCTTGACAATCTTGACATCTGAAAATATAATATATTTGTAATGATAATTCAGATAAGGAGATAACCCAATGTCAAGAGAATATATTGCCTCAGTCTTAAAAAGATTGAGAGCGGAACAAGGTATGACCGCTGATGAAGTCGGTAAAATCATTGGAAAGAGCGGAAAGACCGTGAGCGGTTGGGAAAATGCCCGAAGTCAACCTGATGCCGATTTACTTCTAAAGTTGTGTGAAATCTATAAGGTTGAAAATATCTTAGATACATTTTCCGAAATTAAGAGGAATGTCAAACCAATAGAAAGCAAAGATGATACACAAAAGCTATTGCATAATTACCATTTGCTTAATGATAGCGGAAAAGAAAAATTGCTTGAATATTCAGAAGATTTATTGGGCAGTGGCAACTATACTAATAAGGTATATCAAATAAAAACCGCCGCCCGTGACGGAAGTTTTAAGGAAACAACCGTTACCGACGACGATTTGAAAAAACTTATGGATTTACCTGATGTTGACGATCTATAATAAATTTGTGAAATTGATTGAAAACTTTTCGTTCGAGCGGATCAATTAAAAACTTGTTCCGCTCGTAGAGTTTTTGCATTTGTTGCCAGCGGTACTCCGCCGCAGTTGGACTTATATCGCATAGCTGAGATATTTCGTCAGCACTTTTGACCTTTAATCCCCACAACACACAGGCTGGTGCAAGTAGCCTGCTTGCGAAAACATTCGCTTCCTGCTCAATTGGGTTGTCAGTTGGTGAGATTTCTCGGTTGACAAGCTCATACTTTCCGACATGGCCAAGCATAATGTGTCCGAGCTCATGAGCTACGGTAAAGCGTTTCCGCTGTCTGTTACATTCTTGCCGTACAAGTATTATAGGTTGTTTGTTTATGACCGTACATTTACCGTCATTGCCCTGCTCTAACTTATCATAATACTTAACAGCAATGCCGAGCTTGCGACAAAGCTCAACGATATTCACGGGCAGTTCTCGTACATTTCCTTTCAGCAAAATTTCCCACGACATATTTCGGGACTTCTGATACTTTTTGTAATCCATAATAAAAAAATCACCTCGTAAATATTATGGATAAAAAAAGCAAGTATATAAAGAAAACCGTCTGTTGTTCGCACCAACAGACGGCTAAAAATAGGGTAAGAGATAAACACGCACCTCTCAAATATTATTTTATATCAATTGACATATATTGTCAAGAAATGAGAGGTAGATATGGAAATATTAAAATTTTTTGGAATTACTGTGGGTTTGTCTATATGCTTTTTATTGATAGCATATATATATATCTTAATTCAAAGTAGATTTAATTTTAAAGATGCTTGGGAAGATATAAAATATTTTTTTACCTATTATACTAACTTTGCTGTAGTTTTTGTCATTATAGCAATGTATATGGCTTTTTTTACGACAAAGTTATGGAAATCACATCCTGAGGCTTTTAATATTCTTTTTATTGCACCTTGGATAGTTACTTTTTTTAGAAGTATGTCTGAAAATCCAAGCCAATTTAATCGACTTTTTCCAAACAGAAAAACCGTTGCAACAATAATGGAAACTTTACAAATTAAAACATTTGATTATGACGATTTTAGACATAAATATATCGACTTTATTAGATTAAAGACACTTCCTAAAGAATCAACGAGTGAACTTGATTATTCAAGCAATCTTGTTTATTTTGCTTTTACTGACCGTGATTTTGAACATCATAAAATTGAATATCTTGTTCAATCAACTTCTGTTAAACGATTTTGTGCACTCTATGAGTTACACAATCGCTCATTTAGTAGTTCTAAAATTGATGATTTACATTATATAAAAATAGCTGCTGTGTGGTATGGTGATGCAATTCTTACTTATCCTGCAAAGTATGCCGCTGAACATCAAAAAAAGGACGGTTTCACACAACTTGCGTATTTTATCAAAAGTTGTTATAGACATAGACTTGACCCTACTTACAAAGATTATCTTGAATTTGCTCTCAAGCATCAATATTAAATAAAAAATCCCCGTACTGCTGGAACAGTACGAGGATGGTATAAAATGGTGTCGGCATTTTTACTTGGTGGAACAAGAGCCGATACCACATTACAGGAGATGATATTATGGCAAAAGCCAAAAAACTGAAATCGGGCAACTATCGTGTTTTAGTGCCCGACTACAAAGACGAAAACGGTAAATGGCACTACAAATCATTTACCGCCCCGACCAAAAAAGAGGCAGAATATACCGCCGCAGAATTTACACACAACCGTGAAAATCGGGAATTGTCATACAGTAATATGACCCTTGCTCAGGCATATCGCAGATACATTGACAGTAAATCCGCTGTTCTTTCCTCATCAACTGTTGACGGATATGAAAAGAACCTGCGAAACGATTTTAAAGCGCTTATGCCGATGAAGCTTGACAACATTACTCAGGAGCATATTCAGTTAGCTGTCAACGAAATGTCAGCAAAGTACTCACCCAAGACCGTGAGGAACTCACACGGACTACTTTCGGCAGTTTTCAAAGCGTATCGCCCCGGGTTTATTATAACAACAAGACTTCCGCAAAAGGTTGAGCCTAAATAACTAATCCCGACA